GACGTTCCGCTATGTGAATTGCAAACCGCCGTGATGGGCTTCGTCCAGGAGCCGCTTCGTATTGCGGGCAGTTTCTTCCGAGGCTTTGGCGGTGCGTTCGGCGTGATTGCCGGTGCCGAGTCCACGCACTGCGGCCGCGTTGAATGATCCACTGACACTCGCCTTGGCAGCGGCTCCATCGAGTCCTTCGCCCGCCTGAGCGAGCAAGTCTTCGAGTTCCTGCATCCGGTCAGGCCCGGCGGCTCCATTTGCATCGACGGCAGCTCGTTTCTCCGCAGCCGTTTCGAGAGCCGCCTGCCATTCCTTGCGAGCAGCGGCGAGAGCCGCGTCTGATTCCTGCAAGTCCGCTTCGAACTGCTTGCGGTTCTGCTGTTGATCGGCTTCTCGCATCTGGTCGAGTTCGTCGAGCGTGCCGGTCCGGCCTTGTTCGATCTCGGCCAGTCGCTGTTTTCGCTGCTGTTCGCGGGCGAAGATCGCCTGATCGCGGGCATCCGTGGCCCCGGCGTTCTTTCCCGCAACCTCGTCATTGATCCGTGAGACTTCGGCGTCGACGTTGATGTCGGAGTCAAACAGCGACTTCAGTCGCACCCACGCCTTGCGGATGAAGCCGATCGTCGTGTGCCAGCCTTGAATCAGGCCGGTCGAGAACAACGACCACGCATCGGCCAGAAAGTCGACGGTCTCGGTCCAGCCGGTCTGCAATCCGGCCCAGGCATTCGTGGCGACTTCGGCGGCGTTGTAGACCGCTTCGGTCCAGACCGAGACGAAGAACGATTTCACATTGAGCCACAGCGAGTTGAGGGCGTTGATCCCCTTCTGCCATTCGAGCTTCAGCGTCAGCCACAGAATCTTGGCGGCAAGGCCCAAGTCCCCGGCAGCGAGGGCATCGCTGATCCCTTGAAATGCTCCCAGCGCCTCGGCTTGCAGGGCAGTGAACTGCTGGCCCAGCCAGTCGAGGGCAGCGGCTCCCGCGCCGGACACATATAAGAGGTATGCGCCGAGAGCGGCGATCCCGACGATCACGGCTCCGATCGGTGTGAGAATCGCTCCCAGAACCGAGCCGATGAAGCCAATGGCCGTCCCGAAGCCGGTGGCGAGCGTGGCCAGCAGGCCGAACACAGAACCAATCCCGGAGATGACCGTGCCCAGTACGAACAATGCCGCTCCCGCGACCATGACACCGAGGGCCACTTTGAAGACCGTGGCAATGAGGCTGCGGTTGTCTTTGATCCAGTTTGCGACCGTCACCGAAACGCGAATGATCGTTTGAGCCAGGTCCAACAGGACCGGGGCGACGGCAGCGCCGATCTGAACGACCCCCATTCGCAGGACTTTCCAGAGCGTGTCGAGCGTGTCTCCGAACGCCTCCGCCGCCTGGGCATCTTCGGTCGACATCACTAGCCCGAGTTCACGGGCTTGCTGCCGGAGGGCAATGATCCCCTCTGCTCCGTTTGTCATCAGCGGCAAGAGCGATGTCCCCGTCTTACCGAAGATCTCCATCGCCAAGGCGGCTTTCTCCGCCGGGTTCGGAATCTGGGCGAGCCGGTCGGCGATCAGCTCGAACTGCTGGTCGGGGCTGAGCCGTTGCAGTTGCTGAGCGGTCAATCCGAGTCGCGACAACGTGGCGACGGCGGCATCAGAACCACCAGCCGCCGCGACAACTGCCTTCTGCATCTTGCGAAGGCCCCCTTCGAGTGTGGCCAGATCAGCACCGGATTGTTCAGCGGCGTAGCCGAGTTCTGACAGCGCCTCGACCGACGCCCCGGTTCGCTGGCTCATGTCGACGAGTTCGCTTCCAGCGTCGGCGAACAGCTTGGCGGCGGTGGCCATCGGTGTGGCCAATCCCGCGCCGATCCCGAACAGTCCCTTGCCGAGTGTCTGTACCGCCGAACCGAACGCCTGTAATTTTCGCTGAGCGGCCCGCAACCCGCGCACGAGTTTCGAGTCGTCGGCGAATAGTTCGACGTAGGCTCGACCGGCACGAATCGATTGGGACGAGGCGGGCATGGAAGGGAACTACTCCGTGGCCGAGAGCGGGCGGCGATCGACAAAGACTTGTTTCAGCACGCCGATGCTGACTTTGGGTGGCTTCCGATCAGCCGACGACTTCCGAGACTTCTCGAACGGATGGAAGTCCTTCGGGCGGAAGGCCCGCGACTTTTTGGGATCGCGGTGGCAGTTGGCCAGTAGGGCCATGAGGGAAGCGGTGTGTTGCCAGCGGTCGCGGGACGCGGCGTCGGCCATCCAGCAGAGTTGCCGCAGCGTGAACGGACCGGGATCGATCTGCAGTAGTCCCGCGAGTTCGTAGATCAGCTTCCAGGTGTCGACCCGCTGGCGAGTGCCGTCTCCAGTGCCTGATCGAACTCCGGACTCTCGACCTGCTGCATCGCCGTGTTCAGCGTCGTCGAGCGTCGCTGTTCGGCTGCCCGCGTCACCTTCGCGAACGCCCGCTTCAGGAGCATCCGCTTCCCTTCCTGGAAAAAATCGAGGGTCGCCTCCACGAGTGCCGTCACGGCCTTCTCAGCCGCCTCTTCATCGAGCGACTCGCCGAACTGCTGAGGAGAGAGTCCCTTCGACTCGAGCTGCGGTCGAACCAACTCGGCGAGGACATCAAACAGGACGAATAGATCGCCAGCCAACTTGGGAAAGACATCGGCCTGCTTGTCGACCAGCTTCGTGAGATCAAGTCCCGTCACGGCACGGACCCGTTGCAGGGACGTCACGTTGATCTCGATCGTCCAGGTCTGACCCTTGGCGTCGGCGAATGATTTCATGTTGGATTCCGTGAGATTGGCTCTCGACTCTGGACTCTCGTCTCTCGACTGGCTTACGGCACGACCATCCATTCCGGGGCGTGATCGCTGTAGGTTGGCTTGGCGGTCACACTGACCGTGATCGCCTCTTCGAGCGGCTCGTTGCGACTGAACTTGGTGATCGCCATCGAGGCCCGCAGCCCTTGCGTGCCGGTCGTCACCTTGTCGCCGTCCAAGACGGCGAACTCGACGGGCGTGTTGCCAAAGAACGCGGTGCGGATGGCGGTGAACCCGGCATCGGCCGTGTCCCAGACCATCTCGAATTCGATGCTGCCGTCCTTGAGGGTGGCCAGCGTGGCCTTCCAGCCTGCATTGCCGCGTGTCGTGGCATCGGCCTCTCCGGCCTCGACGGAGAGCGTCAAGTCTTTGACGTTCTTCATCTCGTTCCAGTTCGGCGAAGCGTAGTTGGCCGTGTTGCGGTACAGCTTGGCATCAAGGCCGAGTTTGACACTCATGGAAGAATCCCGAGTTGAAGATCAAAGCAAAGAGTTCAGACCATAAACGGCACGGCGTGACCGTCCGCCAGCATCCGGTCGTTCAGATTCACGTCACCGGCGATCAGCACGGCCAGATAGCGGCCGTATTTCTCGGTGACGTCCTTCTGCGTGCGGACGGTCACTTGCCGCGTGCCGCCGGACAGATCGGTGATCAGCGAGTCGAGAGACCGAGTCGCCGCGAGACCGCGAGGACGTTCGGTCCCCTTGGTCTCGGGCGCGTTGATCCCGGCCAGACGCAGTGTGACGGTGAACGTGACGTGGAACCCGAGATCGATCTCAGCTTCCACGGTGTCACCATCAATCACCCGCGTAACTCGGGCCCGGTACTCGTACATCGCGGATCACCTTTCCATCAGGCCGTAGGAGTCGGAGCGAATGATTCGCTCGGACGAACGTTCGACTGACCGTTCACACTGCTGGTGGCCACTGGACCCGCAGGCCAACGGCCAAGCAATGGCAGGTGGCTGATCGGGATGCCGTTGGTCAGGACTTCCAGGTCGTCTTCGGTCGGCCAGTCATCGAGCGGAGCCACCGTGTCGAGCATCTCGGTCGACGTGAACCAAGCCGACGGGTTGTAACCCGCGAGCTGCTCTTCGCTGATCGTGAAGTCGGGCTTCGCCGCGTCAGCCAGCGGGATGCGGAACAGTTCCGTCGCCATCAGGCGGTAGACCCGCTGCACGTACTGGCCGATCAGCCCGGCAAACCCTTCGCTGATCTCCAGTGGGCGGGCGTTCTCCTGATGCTGCATGGCTTCCGTGAGACCGATGAGCATCAGCCCGGCATACTGCTTAAGCCACTGGTTCCGCACCTTGAAGTACGGCGTCGGGTAGACCAGAAACTCTTCCGGAGCCGGAAGCGCGTGGGCCGTCTCCATGTTCAGCGTGGCTGCCGGGACCGCTCGCGAGGCAAGGATCGACCGTGCCCGCGTGCAGAGCTTGTGGATGCGGGTCAGCGTGTTGATCGACGGTGGCGTCCGCAGTCGGGCATCGGGATGCCACAGGATCGCCTGCAGGTTCCGCCCGACCACGTCGGTCAGATAACGGATCGTGTCGTTCTGCGACTTGGTGTCGTTCGAGAAATTCGGGATCGCGAGGCCGAACCGGCCCCAGTCACCGACGTTGTACCAAAGGAAGGCGTCATTTCCGGACATGGAGTTCTTTCAGGTTGGAGAGTGGAGAAACAGTGAGTGGCGGAGATCTACGACTTGGGCTTTACACCCTTGGCCGACAGGAACTGATTGATCAGCCCCTTCATCGCTTCGAGCGTCGAAACTGAACCTGGGTACTTGCGGACGAGTTCCGCTTCGGCCCAGGCGAAGGCTTCCGCGAACGTATCCCGCTCATACGGTGCAAAGCGGGTTTCGGGGACGATGGCTTGTGGCGGGGGCGGTGATTCGACCGTGACGATCGGCGGCTTTGGCGTTGTAGTCACCGGTGTCGTCGCGGTCGGAGGGGAGTCGCGTGGCGACTTGGCTTCCCGCCGTCGTCGCAATGTGCGCCACAAGGCCAGCCCGCCAAGAACCAATCCACCCGCACCGCCTGTCATGCCGCCCACACCGAGCCAGGTCGCGATCGACACTCCGGTCTGAACCAGTCCGCTGAGTCGATCGAGCCGATCAACCACCGAACGATCGGGTCTCTCAATAACCGGCGGTGTACTCGCTGGCATGACTGGCGTTGGCTTCTCGACAGTGACAGTGACCGGTGCAGTCGGAGCCGGATCAGCAGCAGGTTCCGAGTTGGCTGGTGGTGTGACGGCTGGCGGTTTCGGCGGGGCATCGACAATCGCCGGACGCTCCGGCTCCCGTTCATGCATACCAAGCTTGTGGAGCAGCACATCGGGCTCGGTGTAGCCCGTGATCGCTGACTCGCCGGGGATGACGAACGCCGGGACTTCTTTGATGCCGAACTGGTCCGCTGTGCCGGGATGGACATCAATGTCGACGAACACCACGGTGAACCGGGCATCGAGACGCTGCTGCAGCCTTTTCTGTTCCGCGTAGTGCTGCTTGAACTTCAGACACGGGCCGCAGTGGACGGAGCCGAACACATACAGTGTCGGTTTCGTGGCTGGGCGGTTGCGACAGGCGACATAGGCTTCGCGAGTCGCGGCGTAGCTGATGAAGACGCTGGTCTGACAATCGCTGCTGTCGAGCAGGCCGCAGACTTCGCCTTGTTGATTGAACAGCGGACCACCGCTCCAGCCCGGTCCCGTCGCAAACCCGACGACATTGCCGCGAAAGGCACCGCCCTGGTAGCGGAACTGGCTACCGCCGAGCATCAATCCCGACGCCCAGCGGAGTTCACGTCGGCCCGACAGATCGGGATACCCGGCGGACCAGACCTTGTCACCGTTCGGTGGAACGATGTCTGCAAGTCGAGCGAACGGGAACCCTTCGCCATCACAGTCGAAGACGACTGGACCTTCGGTCTCCGGGCAGACGTAGACCCGTCGGGCGCTGACGGTTCGATCCTTGAACCGGACCACGACAACAGGGGGATGGTCGCAGTGCTTCGCGGTCAGAACCAGTCCTGACGGATCGACACAGACTCCGGAACAGTCATCGACGAGAACCACCGCATCCGAAACAGCGGCTGACGCCGTGCTGGTCAGCGTCAGCACGAACGCGATCATAAAGAATCGATTCCAGAGCGGGATCAGGATGGCCAGCAGCAGACCGAGAGCATAGGCGAACAGCAGGAACGTGAAGAGAAAGTCGATCAAAGAGTCTCCCTGGTGAATGAGTGGTGAAACTGGAACGTCCCGTGACGGACGAGTTCGCGGAGCAGGCAGGCCGGGTTGAACCGCGTCGGGTTCGAGCGGTTCATTCGTCCCAGCCGCATGCAGACAGCGGCGACGAGTTCCGAGCAGAACAGTTCGTTGAGGTCAGCGGACGGCAGCAGGCGCGTCCGTTTGAAGAGTCGCGTCCCGGAGAGCAGCGCTCCGCCCAGGTCGTAGGTCACTTCCTTACCGATGAAGTGCCGGACCAGAATCCGGGTCAGCAGTTCGCTCTCTTCGCTGGAGAGCTTTTCGATGGGCGAGAGGCGATAGAGATCGACCCGCCCCCCGGAACTGACGTAGTCGTGAATCCGAATCTCCGGCAGATGGGCCTGACAGCCGTTGATGTTTCTCGCCAGAATCACGCACGGATGCGGACAGAGCGTCGTCGATTCGATCCAGACGTGAGTTCCGTGATACTCGCACAGGACCGCAACATGGGACGGACCGATTTTCAATCGAGGCGGGGCCAGGAATGAAGCGGTTCCCCAGCTGATCGCCTTCGCCGTGAACCCAGTGCCGTAGCAGGCCGCAATGTCGAGGGGTTCGAACCGGAACTCGGTCATCGTCCCTCCCGCAGCCGATCGAACAGTTCATCGTGGCGGGCCAGGCGACGATGGATGTCTTCCAGTTCCTTGGATCGCAATTCGTTATGCGAGCGAACCTCGGCCTTGATCGACGCCATGTCGGACGACATCTGCCAGGCCCAAAGAATGGCTCCGACGAACACCACCGACACGGTGAAGCTCAGGAACGACACGAACCATTTCGGAATGACGACGTAGCCGTTGCCGTTCATCCCGAGGGCGTGCATTGGGGGATCACTGGTGTCATATTCGGTTTTGATGACGGCTCCTTTCAGGTGATAGAATCCCGCCACAAGGCGGGAAGTTTGGGAAGCTCCTGCTGAAACGCCGGTCCCATGAAGGGACGGGCTTCGATCTCGACACGGATCGACTGGCGGCGTTTCGTTTCAATGACTGTCTCGCCGCCGTGTTCGAGGGTCTCGGGCGCTCCGGTACTGCGATTCAGCAGCACGGGACCGATCACGACGCTGCGTGTCTCCGGAGAGAACACGAAATAGATGTGTCGCTTGAGCAGACCGGTCCGGTTCGTCGGCGATTCACCCGGTGAGGACGATCGCTTGCGGCGGCGGATTCGCTGCTTGGAGTCCTGCCGAACGAATGAGCCGAACTTCGAGAGCACGCGCCTCTCGGCCCGGCTGACCGCCGACTGCACTTTCTGGCGGTCGAAGAACAGCCCCTTGGCCTGATCGATCCGGAAACCAATGAACGGCATCGGTTACTCGATGACCCGGAACGTCAGCGTCAGCACGCTCGTAAACGTCCGCAGCTGCTCAATGTGTTCCGGGGCGTAGATCGGTTTGAATTCGGTCTTCACGCAGAGCGCTCCCGGAAAGCTGTCAAGGCGTTTGACCCGGAAGTGTTCTGCGATCTCTTCCGCCAGGGCCAGTAGCGGATCGAGCGAGATGTTCTGTTCCTGGCCGAGCTTCTTCTGTACAGCGACATCGATCGCCACATCCCGCTGAGTCTGTGACCGGGAAGCAGCGGCCACGGTGACGCTGCTGGGAACGACGGTGACTCGTAGCACCTTGAGGTCGGTCAGTTCCACGCGGGGCAGATAAGACCGGCTCACTGACAGCGGTTGGCTGAATGTCGTGGCATTCAGTTCCGCCACGACCGAGTCCGCAACTTGCAGGATCAATGACATCAAGGCTCCGTGGTTCCAACTGCAGTCGTGGTGATCCGCAGCGTGACGCGGTACGGATCGGAGTACCGCCAATCCAAGACTTCGAACTCGCGGTTCCCTTCGCGGATCAAATCGCCGCGCTGGGGTTCGGTCGTCTGGCCAGCCAGAACAAGGTCTGCCGCCAGAATCAGAAAGTCGCGATCGGTAAACTCGACTCGGACGACATGGCCGTCATCGGCTTCGTACTTCGTGTGCCCGATCGTGGCCGGAACAGCGACTTGTACGTCGCCTCTGACGTACATCACGTTTGACGTCAGATGTTTGGTCCGTTGCTGCTCCAGCCACGCCGCGCCGCTGGCGAGTAAGTTCCCCATTACTGAGTCATCCGCACGCGGACGGTCGGGTCGGTCAGGGCCGCCGCGCGGACTACCTTGCCCAGTTGCTTATTACCGGTCGCGGTGAGCGTGACGATGTTGTTCGTGTCGTCCCAGAACAGAATTGTGCCGATCGTGTAGGCCACGTTGGTCGCCTTGTTGAAGTCGTACACGCCCGTTACGGCGATCGCTCCCGGTTCATTCGCCGCCAGCGGACGACACGCGACGCCGACGAGATCACCCTGGACAATCACATCCCCGGCAGCCACGGCGACCGTGGGCGTGTAATCGATGTTGAGACCATCACAGACAAAAGCAGATTGAGGCATGAAATGACTCTCGATAGAGGATCAGGAAGGTAAACCGAGTTGAACCCCATCCAGGCTCACGCTTCGCCTTTGGATTTCACGCCGCCTCGGGGGTCTTGCATCGCACAGCCAAAATCATGATAGCCGCGCATCTTGATCCCGAGTTGGTTGAAGTCAGCCTCGGCAGTCTCGATGGTCGGTGACTCTTGACCGTTCAGGAACGCCACCTCGATCACTGGCAGATCGACCGGCTCGGCGAGCAGATACCAGGCCTTCGACGAGTTGCCCGTGTACTGGGCATTGGTGAGGTAGCGGGAGACCTCCACGCGGAAGCGACCGACGTGCGGGTTGCCGACCGGAGTCTTGGCGTTGGTCGTGTTGTCACGGAGTTCGAGCGACTTGTAGAGCTGCGTGCCGATGGCGTTCAGGGCTGTCGGAACTAGCAGGATTGCGGGCATGATGCCAATTGGCTTTCCATCCCCATCGACCTGATCGTTGAACATCACGTCCGCCAGCGTCAGGCCGTCGATGTTGAGAACCGTGTTGGCCCCCGCCTGATAGTTCTTGTTCCCCGCGACGAAGAATGCGGCGTTGTTCAAGAACACCGTCCAGAACACGTCGTTGATCTTCAGACCTGAACCGCGACCGAGTTTGCGAGGCACGGTCGTGATCGCTCCGAGGTCATCGTTGATGATGTCGCGGCGGTCGATCGACAGGATCAGACCGTAGGTGTCGGCTTTGTTGCTGTAGGTTTCCTGGCCGAGCGAACCTTGCTTGATCTCGCCGCCGGGCTGGACCAGTTCATACTGATCTTTGCCGATGAGGCGGTAACTCGTCACCGTCTTGAAATCGCTGACATTTCGGACCGCACAGATGTTCCGCCACGTCCGTTCGACGCTGAAGAACCCATCCAGCAGAAACTTGTTGGCGACGTTGGAGAGAATCCCGCCGATGTCGATCGTCGTCGATGCGGCAGCGATTCCCTGGCCGAACGCGAACCGCATCACCGTGCGGTGATCACGGAACGAACGACCGTCGTAGCCGTTGGCCCACGCGGCTTCGAGGAGCAGTTCCGTAGACCGATTCCGGATTGACGCAACCTCCTTAAATTGCAATGGATTGCGAGATCGTCAAAATTCGGGTTGCAGTCTGGGTTGCAGTCAAAATCGCCCTCTTTCCTCCCGATCGGTAGATCATTCGAGAGTCCTGGACTTCGATGAGGATCTGAAACGACTTGTGATCCAGTGGAACAAACTGCCCCTCGCCGTTCGCGAAGCGATCCTCACGCTCGCCATGTCCGTACGGATTACCGAATGAGTCGAAGCCTATCCCGATCCGGCCCATTCACCGACTTTCGACCGAGATCTTCTGATTGCGTTGACGGCAATTTAACGGCACAATCACGGCAACGATCTCATCCGAGAAATTGCCGATAAAGCCACGCCCTTCACGCCAAACTTCCAGATTACGAGCCGTGTCGCCAAATGCCTCATCCGCATCGAAGCGGCGAGGCAGGCCATGATCCATTTACCGATCAACGCGACCGTATTGGCGAGCCAACGAGAATTGTACCCGCGATCGTGCCTCCCATCGGAATGAGCTGAGCCTTCGACCGATTCACGGCAACGACAGGTTATTGAAGCCGTGAACCGCCAAGTGCGTCTCGGATCGTGGCGACGGGTAAGAATAGATGCCGGGGATCGTCTGTCAGGCTGACGAACCCATATTTCAGATAGAAAGATCTGGCCTGGTAATCGATCGCATCGACTTCGACCGCATGGACGCCGAGCTGCTCCGCAAGGTCAAGGCAGCGGGAAAGTGCGTCGATCAGCAGTTTTTCGCCCAACTTCTGACCTTGCACGGAGGTATCGACCGCCAATCGGGCGATCAGAACGACCGGTACGGGATGTTTCGGCAACTTGCGAGCCGATTCTTCCGGCAGGTGTTCGAACGAAACGCTGCTCGATGCCAGAGTGTAGTACCCGCCGATCCGTGTCTCATCCTGGCGAACCGCGACGAATGTGCGGCCCAGATTTCGTTTTTCGTACTGATTGACGAATCGTCGGATAAATTCGTCCAGCGACTGCTTACCGCAAGAAAATGCCGACCGGTCGTGCGAACGGCTTAACCGTTCGATCCGCCAATCAGACATGACGGTCGCTATAGCGGGACGCTGCACGCTTCAACGTTTCGTTCGCGGCAGGCGGATGATCCAGCAGATCCAGGAACCGGTCACGATCCTGATCGCTTAAGGGTTTGGCGGACGTTTCGATAAAGGAAACGTCTTCCTCCGGAATCACGACCGCCTTACGGATACGGATCTCCGTGTCGCTCATCTGTTCGATGATGACGGTGGCATT